TCCATGCCACTAGGCTTAAATGCTTTGAACATTGCCATGAATTAGTCCCTTTGTAAAACTCTGTCTAGTTTATCTTCGACACGGTGCAATGCTTCCATTACTTGGCGTACGTCACTGCGTACGTCTTCACGGGTAGCATACTCTTCACGTGTTTTGTTTAACAATATCTCTAATCTTTTTTGCTCACGGCTGGTGCTGTTAGCCCACCATGCACCACCTGCAGCAAGCAAGCCAAGCAGTATATCTACAAGGCTGGTCATTTCCATTAGTCAGCATCCGCTATGGTAAAGGCATCGTCAGGGTCATTGTGTCTGGCAAGAAGATGGTCATATTCTTCATTTCCTACTTTAGCAGGAATTAGTGCCTGTGCGCCATCTGCATGTACAGCTTTCACTACATTATTTATTAATGGATTACCGTCTATATCTGTGCCGCTGATATATTGTGCTGATGCAAAATTAAACTTATTAGCAAACATTTCTATATCTCCGCACTGACTGAAGCAACTGCATCTCCGTCACTACCGCCTACTTTTTTAAACATCATTTGAGAAGTATGGTACAATGTTGCGCCATTGGTGCTTAAACCTAACCCTGTGGTGGTTGGCACAGTATACCCATTAAAAGCAACTATAGATGTAGGGGCGGCTCGTTTTTCTACCATAAACGGTATGTCTGTCCATTGATTACCTGTTGCCGCATTAAAAGGTAAAGACATTAGGGAAAATGAGTCTGTAGTGCCACGCATAGCATGACCTAACAGTTCAAAGTATCTTTGACATTTTCTAAGTGTAGTGCCGTAGTCTTCATGTTCAAACGGCGTGGCTGTCGAGCCAACTTCTATTTGCATCCCTGTCACATCAAAAGTTGCGTTAGATGTTCCGGCCCAATCTGCTAAGTCATCAGGCAAATATGCTGTCGTGTCTTGTGCAACCCAACTATCTAAAGTTGCACCACTGTCTGTATAATCCGTTCCAAACCACGGAACAGGTTGAAAGCCCACACCAGCACCAGTATCATTGTTAAACACTAAATTAGAATTGCCGGGAATTGTTTTAGTTATTTTTGTCCAAGTATTAGCCACTAATGTTTCTGTGAAAGCAAATTGATAACTTGGTGAATCAAATGTAAGCAAATAAAAACCACACTTACCAGCAACACTTGAACGAACCCAGCAACTAACTGTTATATAACTGCTTGTACTTGTGTAATTCCAGCCAGATTTAGCAATGTTTTGCGATTCAATTTTGTGAATTAGTTGCCGATAATCAGCGGCACCAGATGTGGTAGCTGTATTTGTTTGTCTAAAGTAATTTCTAAAACCCAACGCATAAGGCGCATCACTTGATGTTAAACTTTCCTGTGAACCTGTTACAGTGCCACCACTATAACTATTTTCAAATCTATCAACGCTTCCATAACCATTGGTTGTGCTACTGGTGCCACGCTGTGCCACAGTCATCGCACCATTAATAATGAGGTTGCGACCTGTCAGGCCACCCGCATCTGCGCTACCACCTAAATCTGCTAAGTCTCTGGCTCTGCTCATATCTTTATCCTTAAGTTGCGTGTACTAAGAAGCCGCTAAAAAATGATTTAACGTTAACTTGGTCACTTGCAGTCGATGCTTCTTCTGTATTGATAAATACATCAACGTAATCAGTTGAACCATTTAAATGTAGCATCCCACTAGGCAACGGATAATTACCATTATACAATCTGTCACCATCATACTGTAGCTGTATTCTTAAAAGATTATCCGCAGTAGTTAAACCGTTTTTAGAAACATTCAAACTAAGAACACCATTGATGGTACTCATTACCAATCTAATTGCACCGCTAAAAAAGTACCAACCAGCAACTTGTGGTGTATATCTATGATTTGTAGCGTCCCAATACCCACCAGTATCAAACTCAGGCGTAGAATTAAATTGTATTATTGTATTCGTTGAAGCGGATATCGATTGGTCAATATCAGTCGCTGCTACTTGAAACGCTATTTGCTTTGGCTGGATTAGACCGTTGCTATCAATAGTCATAGCTGTAGTTGTGCCAGTAGCATCTTTGATTGTGCCTACGTTTAGGCCGCCAGTAGCTGTAGCTGCACTGGTAAATGTAACACCGCCATTAAACGTACCACCACTTGCCTTACTTACTGTGTCAGCAAGCTGGAACTTCTCATATATAACAATCTCAACTACCTGCCCAGCAGTCAGCGCAGACAGACCACCTACAGTGTTTGCCGTTGTGGTGTTGTAGTCTGTACCAGCTACAAGTGAAATACCGTTTAGACTTACGTCAATCTCAGCGTTGGCAGCAAAGGACAGGCCAGCTATCTGTGCAGTACCAATAGATGTCTCACCACCTGTAGCTGTGTAATAGTGTCTTGCACGAACAGCCTCGCTGTTAATCTTAGCTACATTGTAAATGTCATACACTACAACTTCTACAATGTCACCGCTAGACAGGGCGGCTAGGCTGCTGATTGTGTTCGCTGTGCCTACACCATAGTCAGTGCCTTGCACAAGCAGGATACCATTGAGGTATACATCAACATATTCACCGTCAGTGAACTTCAGTGTTTTGCTATTGTCATCTGCGCCAGACAGTGATGTTTCACCGCCAGTAGCAGTGAAGTGATAGCGTTGTCTAACGCCTGAACCTGTTGGTGATTTACCTATGTATGGCATAGCTTTTCCTTATGGTTTAGTAGGCCAATCACTAGCCGCTAGGTCAGGCCAGTTAGCGTGGTCTGGTAAGTCACGCAACGCTTGGCGGTATGCAGTCTGTGCCGCAGTCATTGTATTATCTGATGCACCCCACCAATCTGTTTCATGAAGTAAACGATTGCGTTCACCTCTGTTTTGTTTTTCTGTTGTTAGGTCAGTCATCTACGCATCCTCTGTTCTATATGTTCCAGTGACAAAAACTTCAGAATCGGCTTCGTCTATTGATGTGGTTAGAAACCTACTAGAAGTGTTTCCAGAATTGTAATAAAACCTTATGTAATCGGTATTATTTCTCACTAAGGGTTTTAAGGAATAGGATGCTGTAAAACTTATATTATCAAAAAAACTTACACTGCCAGACCACTGTTCAGAAGCACCGTTAGAACTTGCTGAAGTGAAGGGTAAACCGACTAGACGAACGCTCTGTCCAGTAGCACCACCGTTTGTATATGTCCAAGTAGTAGGCGATTTAATATGAATTTGATAAAACACTAAATCACCAATTCTTATATAAACCCCATGTTGTACTTGGTATGTGCCTGTGGTTATTGATGCTGTTACATCTGTTGCATCATCAGATGACCAAACAGGAACAAAAGTGCCAGTGCGGTAAAAATTGCCTGTGCCACTACCTACGCCCTCAACAATGCTAGGATATAAATCTGCGGTTTCTCTTGCTTCACTCATCTATCTACCCTCACGGCTGTTGGGGATTTACCTATGTATGCCATTATGGTTTCTCCGGCCAGACTACATCATCTAGGCTACTATATGTGTTCGTGATATCACGAAGGGCTTGGCGGTAGGTAATCTGAGCCGAAGTCATTGTCGGCGTATCAGACATATCCCACCAGTCAGTCTCTGCAATTAAACGGTTACGCTCTGTGCGTAATTCGTCCAGCTTATAAGCCGCCAGCAACTCAGCTTCTTTGGTTGTTACCGCAGAGGCATCCAAAGATACAATGTTGCCATCGGCATCCCTAGCAACAGCGTCAGGCCCATCGCCAATGATTGAAGATACATTGCTGTAGAGTGCGTAAATTGCTTCGTGTTGCATTGGTTATGCCTCTATTTCTGTAAGAATTATCGTACTAGACCCACGGTAATAACCTGAAATATTGTCATCTGTAGACGACGAATTGATAAAGGTCGTTCCTGACTCATGCCGTGCTTGGATGCCGTAGGTTACAGTTGTGTCTGTCCCAGTTTTGTCTAAGTAACTAAATGCTACAGGTTTTGGGCGATTGTACTGATGGTCGATAATTAGCATGATACCACTTTGCCTATTGCCAACATTAGTAGCATCTGCCAAAGCAGAACTATTACGTCTTAATCGGATGCCACGCCTAGTATTAGTTGTATTAGCGTCCCACGCACCTATAGAAATCTGGATAAGGACATAATTTGCCGCATCAGACTTGGTAATAGAACAGTTATCTAAACCAGTAATATCCGTCCAAGTTGCATTAGTACTAAAACTGAATTGGTCGGTTAATTCAAAAGACTTTACCTGCAACACCTTACCGCCACCAGCCCCTGTTACAGTGCCAGTAAACGTATAGTCATCTGTTAAATCAATGCTGTCTGCATCTAATTTTGAAAGTGCCATTAAGCTATCCTCACGATAGATAGAAAAGTCGGTCTGGCAGTTGCACCAAAAGTAATCGTACTATTTATTAGGTTTTCAACCTCATGGTTCATGTTATAATTTGCTCCTGCCATATTTGCGTAACCATAAAGATGCACTTTGGTTGTTGCGGTGGTAGACTTATAAATAAAAGTTCCGCTAAGTGTTATTGAACCAACTTCATTGTTTGAGTCAGTCATTAAATGTGCGCCGCTACCGTTTACATCAGCAAATGTTGTGCCGTCCGTTGCAATGCGTACCACTGCACCAGCGTCTTGCATTGTTTCTGTAGTTACAGCCGTTGATTTAAAACCTATTGAATAAGAAATTAAATAAACACCATCACTGCTATCAAGAAGATAAGCATCATTTGCACTGTCGAAATTGGATTTGGTGTCGTACTTTACAGTACCGCTACCACCAAAATCGACAATATGTGCAGTATCATCACCAAGTCCACTTTGGTTAGTTGTTAAATCAACGTGGAAGTATTCTTTGCCAGTAGGTTTAAAATCACCTGTAGTTGAAACATCGCCAGTAAACGTACCTGTTGTAGCAGATAAAGCACTGCTAAACGTACC